GACGTTTATATTGCACTTCGGACAGGCAGTCATGATCGACAGGGCAGCAGCCGACAGGAGACGAGAACAAAAGACGCAATGGGATCGCAACGCAGCAGCGGCCCGTGCGACTCTGCCAGGTATTCCACCGGTCAATAATCCCGAACGTCGAGAGCGATGCGGATCTGACTTCCGGTTATTCTGCGAGGAGTATAGGCCGGACGCGTTTAAGGTTTCCTGGTCGGACGATCACCGATACGTCTTGGAGCGGGTGCAGGCCACAACGTTTGCTGGCGGGCTGTTTGCTCTGGCGATGCCACGCGGTGCCGGTAAAACCACGATCACAATGACGGCAGCTATCTGGGCATTGCTCTATGGGTACCGTCGATGGGTTTGCTTGGTTGGAGCCACGGAGCCCAAGTCGGTCAAACTGTTAAAGGGGATCAAGACGGAACTGCGATTTAACCAGCAGCTCTACGAAGACTTCCCTGAGGCGTGTGTTCCGATTCGTGCACTAGAGGGCAAGCCGCAACGGGCGACGAATCAGATGATTGACGGCAATCCGACTTCGATGGTTTGGGCTGCTGATCAATTGACGTTTCCCACGATACGGGGAAGCGTATCCTCGGCCAGCTTAATTACGACATGCGGAATCTTGGGCGACATCCGTGGCCAGCAGGACGTGACGCAGGACGGCGAGGTGATTCGTCCCGACTACGTTTGTTTAGACGATCCACAGACTCGGGCTAGCGCGTATTCCAACCGGCAGACTGACGATCGTATCGACACGTTGAACGGTGACATCCTCGGGCTCGCTGGGCCAAACACAAAGATTGCAGGGGTCATGCCATGTACTGTTATCAGGCGAGGCGACATGGCCGACATGATTCTAAATCGGGATCTTGCTCCAGAGTGGCACGGGAAGAGGACCAAGCTGATTGCGTCGATGCCAACACGGATGGACATGTGGGAGACATACCAGGAGATTCGGGAGGCAGATTTTCGGAACGACGGCGATGGTTCACCGGCGACCGAATACTACAGCCAGAACCGGATCGATATGGACTTGGGTTCGATGCCATCGTGGGTAGAACGCTTCTATGAGGACGAGATATCCGCCACACAGAATTGCATGAATCTGTATTTTCGGGACGAGGCGACATTCGCCGCGGAGTATCAAAACGAACCGCTCGAATTAAAGGGCGACGATACGCTGACAGTTGAGCAGATATCTGAGCGGGTGAACGGATATGAATTGCGAGTTGTGCCGACGGGTGCGAATAAGGTGACAGCGTTTATTGACGTTCAACAGAATTGTTTCTACTTTTGCGTGGCAGCTTGGACACCAAAGTTTACGGGCTACGTTTTGGAATACGGTGCATTCCCGGATCAGAGGGCGTTGAACTTCCGCTATTCGCAGGCCAAAAATACACTCGGGAAACGATACCCAGGACTGTCAGTTGAGGCGGCAATAAGCAAGGGACTCGGCGAGTGCATAGACATGATTTGCGAAAAGACGTACGTGCGAGACGATGGGCTGGAAATGCAGATCGACAGGCTACTAGTCGATGGAAATTGGCAGACTGACGTAGTCTACGAGTCAGTAAGGCAGAGTGCACACAAGTCCAAAGTCGACCCGGCCCGTGGCACATTCGTTGGCGCCGCAACGCTTCCTCTGAATGAGCGACAAAAGCGAGAGGCAGGCAAGATCATTGGCGTGCATTGGCGAGTGGAGAAAAGCAAGGGATCGATACGGCACGTTGTCTTCGACTCGAATCACTGGAAGTCATTCATCCATGCCAGGATCGCAACCGACCCGGCAGAGCGTGGGAGCCTTACATTTTACAAAGCTACGCCACGTCATCACAAGACATTCGCAAGCCACTTAAAGGCGGAATATGCGGTTAGGGTGGAAGGTCGCGGTAGGGAATGTGACGAATGGAAAATCAGGCCAGACAGGCCGGATAATCACTGGTTTGATTGTTTATCGGGGACAGCGATCGCGGCCAGCGTCGAGGGTGTGACATTGACAGCGACAGGCGAGCAAGGTCACAAGCCGATTCGCGAACGAAAAAAGGACAGGGTGGCATACTTATGAGCAAGCGAAAAAAGACGGGAAGACCCGCAGGATCTAAGACGGAAGTTAGAGCTATCGTTGTCGAGATGCCCGCTACGTGCCCAATGTGCGGCAGTCCTGATAGGACGAAAAAGGAGACGATTCGAACCAGGCTGCTCGACGGGATCAAGATCATTTGGTCAAAGGTTGCGTGCAACGATTGCCCGGCAAAGTACACGATTAAGACTCCATACCCACCACGACAATCGTCCCCGGATAATGCGGGAAAGTAGCACTGCTCGTTTCTGCTATTGTGCGCCTACCTGGCTGCCTAAACAATTAGGGAATGGCAGATCCAGAACTAGCGGCTGAAATTAGCTTCGCCAGGCAGATGGTCTCGGCGTTACGCACTGCATTACTCCAGGCAGCGGCTAACGGTGGTGCTGTGTCTGTTAGTTTCGATGGGCAGGCCACGACGTGGAACCACTCGGCTGCTCGGGCTGAATTGGTGGCTTGGAGCAAGAGACTCCACCGGCTGAAGAACGGTCGCACATCGACGGTACGACTGGATGGTGCCGGATGATCGCCGAAGCCAAACCGGGATTTATCGATAGACTCCGTGGCATGTTCTCGGTTGCTTACGAGGCATCCGAACCGAACCACAAGCGGCGCGACCCAGGGCGGCGAATTCGCAGTAGCGACGACGCGACGACCGAGGGGCAACGGCGCCAGCTCATCAACAACGCCTCCGACCTGAACCGCAATTTCTCGGTTGCGGCGTGGGCGATTCGAAAACATCTAGACTACGTGAGTAGTTTCACGCTCCAGGCTAGGACTCCGAATCCTGAATTCAACCGGCAATTAGAATCATTCGTTGCCAGGTGGAGCAAGCCGAAACGGTTCGACGTCGGCAAGCGGCATGGCCTGCGTCGGTTTATCCGCATGGCTGAAGCTCGGCGAGTAATGGACGGCGACGTATTCCTAGTCAAGCAACGGACGGGACAACTCCAGGCCATTGAATCCGATCGAGTACGGACCCCGGACCGCAAGGACGACATGGCCAAGGGTGCGGAATACGCTCATGGTATACGGCTAGGTCGCGGTGGGACGATGGCCGGAGTGTCAGTCCACAAGCGAAGCATCCAAGGCAGCGGATACACATTCGAAAAAGAAGTACGAGCGGCCAACGTTTGCCAACTAGCGTACTGGGACGGGTTTGATTCTAAGCGGGGGATCAGTCCACTATCTGCGGCGATCAACGACTTCCAGGACGTACGCGAGGTGCGAGACTATGCCAAGGCTAAGGCAAAGATCACGCAACTATTCGCACTAGCTATCACGCGTGAAAGCGACGACACGGAAGCCATCAGCGACGATTACTCCGTCGACTTCGGGAAGGGACCAATCAAGCTCGACCTTGATCCCGGTGACGGTGTTGATTTCTTGGAGAGCAAACACCCGTCGACAGAATTCCAGGCATTTTTGCAGACCTGCCTGATGGCGGCCATGAAGTCTCTTGATATGCCTTGGTCGTTTTACGACGAATCGTTTACGAATTTCTTTGGATCGCGTGCGGCGTTGGGACATTACCTAACAAGCTGCAAGAGCAAACGTGCTGACCTGGTTGAACTTCTCGACGACATCACGGGATGGCGGCTTGCATTGGCGATCGGCAGCGGCGAAGTGATTCTACCTGCCGGGATGGCATTCCGAGATCTGTCTTGGGAATGGGTGCCTGCTGGTGTTCCGTGGTGGGATCCGTTGAAGGATATCAAAGCTTCAGTCATGGCGATTGAGGCCGGGCTAACGACTCGCGCAAGGGTGGTCAAAGAAGTCTACGGGGAAGAGTGGACGGACACGATTGACCAGCTATCAGGCGAACAGGACTATGCCAAAACAGCGGGCGTTTCTCTTAGCGTCACGATGGGCGATCCCGATTCAGAACCAACAGACAATGGGAGCGACGATGGCGACGACATCGACACCGACGAAGCCTGATAACCTGTTTCGCTCGATTGCCCTGCGGTCTGCACCGGAACAGGTGGACCGTGAGAACGGCATCATTCGCGGCGTTAAGGTGATCGAATTAGGACCACTCAAGGAAGGTGACCCGCGCCCGTTCTTCGTGGATCAGACGACGCTTGAGCAGGTTGCCGATTTCGGGAATCGTCCTAACACTGGCGTCAAAGCTCGATTCACTCACCCGAACATGTCCGAGGATGGGCTAGGCAAACACCTTGGAAAACAGCGGGACTTTGAGATTGAAGGCAACGCGGTTATCGCAGACTTTCACCGCTCGACGTCTGCTAAGGAAGATCTGGCACAACACATTTTCGATATGGCTGATGAAGCTCCAGAGGACATTGGCCTGTCGATTGTGGCTGTATTCGATGACGAATCGATGCAGGCAGAAGAGACCGAAGACGGATTGCAACCCATCCGGCTGAATGGCTTACGTGCTGTTGATTTCGTCGGAGAGGGTGCGGCAACGGATGGCCTGTTTGATTTGGATTCACGGGCGGGAATACCCGCAATTGTTACGCAGTTTCTAGATACGTACTTTGCGGATTCGGATCCCGAAGATGTAGCCGCCCGTGCGATGGGTCTACTTCGTCGGCATTATGGCCGCGACTTTTCAAAGGGAGATGTTGATATGTCGACACAAGCCCCAGCGGCCACCGTCGAGCAAACGGACGAATTCAGCCGAGACCTTGGTAAGCGATACGTTGCCGCATTTGGTGACATCGGCGCAGCCTGGTTCATCGAGGGCAAGACGTTCGAGGAATGTTTCGCACTGAAGATCGATGGCATCGAAATGCAATTGGCAGTCAAGGTCGACCGCATTGCGGAATTGGAAACTCAAGTCGAGGCTCTGTTGATGGTTGCTGGCGAAGGCGAACCATTGAGCACCGACGAGGGCGAACAACTGAGCGACGGCGAGCATGCACTAGCTGCACGAATCGCCGAGTTGACCGCGAGCGGCGTTGACTCAAACAAAGCAAAATTCATGGCAAAAACGGAACTAAAACTAAGCAGCAACTAACGACCGCCACGCGGAACATACCCGACAATTTTCTAGGAGAATTAAGCTATGGCTAATGCATGGCGATCGACAGCAGACGTTGTAACGATGAACACCGATTTGGGTTTCATCATCTCGGACGTTTTGGATGGTGCACCGCTGGTTGCCATGATGGCAGCACGCACGGCACAGAAGAACACAATCACCTACAGCAAGCGTACCGTGAATCCGGTCACTGCGTTTCGTGCAGAGAATGACGGATTAGAAAACACGGACTCGACGACCGTCGCAATCACGGCAACGTTGAAGATTCTGGACGCTTCGTTTTCTGTTGACGTGGCAGTCGCGGACGCTCGCGAAGATGGTTACTTGTCGGAAATCTTCGACGAAGGCCAGGCACATTTGCGGCAAGCATTCGCGGAAATCGAAAGCCAAATTTTCTATTCCACGGGCACCGGTGGTCAAGCCGCGGGATTCATTGGGCTCAATACCCTGACGAATCTCGACGACATCGCTGACGCACAAACGGTAAACGCTGGCGGGACAACCGCCACGACCGCGTCTAGTGTTTACGCAATGCGATTCGGTGAGCGAGACGTCGAATTAGTTTGGGGTCAACGCGGCCAGCTCGCAATGGGCGATATGTCAGTCGTTCCGGTTGCTGGTGCAACTGGCACATTTCCGGCGTACTACACTCCGATTACCGGGCTCGTTGGCTTGAAAATCGGTGGTGTCTCTTCCGTAGTTCGGATTGTCAACGTGACGGCAGATTCGACAAAGACGCTTTCGGACGACCTACTGGCTGACGCGATCACTGCTATGGACGGTGGAATGCCCCACGCTTTCGTGATGGGCAAACGCTCGCTCGGCCAGCTTCGCGCGAGCAGAACTGCGACGAATCCAACCGGAGCACCGGCGCCGTTTCCGACGGAAGCACACGGCGTCCCGATTGTTGTTTCGCCACAGATCCTCGAAACCGAAGCATTGGCTACGTAAATGGCAACCGCTATGGCATCCGCTTCCGTTGCGTCATACAAGGCGCAACGGTCAGCGGGTGGAGTTTCGATCACGTACGCACGCGGCGTAAATTCCGTCGCGTTATCGGTCGTGGTTGGATCCAGCCCTTCGCTTGTAGCAAATGATTACGGTGTTGTAGTTGATGAGCGACACTACCGAGACTTTTTGATATTGGCTAGCGAACTGATTCTAGCCGCTTCGACGGAATTGCCGGCCAGAGGCGATATCATTACCGAGGGAACCAAGACGTATTTGGTTACGGCAGACGGTGGCGAGCCGCATTACGTTTACTCAGATCGTTTTGAGCAAATTACACGAGTACACACAGTCGAAAAGGTTACGCCATAATGGCGTCGAAATCGGTTCTAATCGTCGATGATCTTGTAACCGCTTTGACGGCTGGCAGCTACACGCAAACGATCGTAGCGTCGAAAGAGTTGTTCCAGCGTACAGACCGAGCAGCGTTAACAGGGATCGAGGTAACTGTTAGCAGTGGACTAGAATCGTGGGAAAAGGCCAGTCGCGGCGGCGTGTATATCAAGACCTACGAAGCGAGGGTGGTGATTACTACAGCAGCGGCAACGGATTCAGCGGTTGATCTGTACATTGAGCTAGCTGAAGAAATTAAGGAAGACCTTGCAACACAGGCTATGTCGAATCTAGCTTGCGTTGGAATAGAGCAGGATGAACCATACGATATCGACCGGCTACATGATTCCGGTTCGCTATTCGTCGCAATGATAATTTTCCAGTACCGAGGGTGATCAAATGGCACACGTGCTAAGTGAAGACGCTGTTCTATTCAGAAATACTGGTACGTATGGGTCGCCAGTCTGGGACGCCATAACGCAAGTGAAAGACGTTGGAGTGACACAAACCAAAGGCGAGGTCGACGCGACCACGAGAGCCAGCGGTGGGTGGGAGGAAGTGGTTGACGGACTGAAATCGGCCGGGATTGATTTCTCAGTTCTGTACGACACGGCTGATACAGATTGGGCCGCGTTAATGGCGGCTTTTCACGCGAATACCGCTATCGAATTTTTCATTGCGGATGGAGCCGCGACGACAGGGACACAAGGACTTCGTGCCACCTGCATGATCGCCAAAGCAGACGTCGACGAAACGTTGGGCGAGGTGCTAATGACAAATTTCACGATCAAGCCGGTTAAAAACGCTGACGCTCCCCCAGCTTGGTTTACACACGCATAAGGTAAGGTGCTGACTTGCGAACGTTTACGACACAACCAACTAAGGATAGCCCGAAGCGTCCTTGGTCGATTAACATCACAACCGGCACTCTGATTGCAATTCAGCAGCAAACCGGGGTGAATTTATATGATGCTCCGATGGGAGTTCCAGGCGACCTAGAGAAACTGGAAAACGCCGAAACACTCGTGTCAATTCTGTATGCCTCTATTCAGGAGCAAGCAGTATCGGCAGGGTTAACGCTACAGCAATTCGCCAACCAGTTGACCGGGCGCGACGCACGCGAAGCCGTCGACGTTTTCATGGAGGAACTTGCCGATTTTTTTACGGACCTACGGCCAGCCAAGGGCGATTTATTCCGGCTGATTTGGCGACAAAGTCAGGAGATAGAAGAAGCGATGACGACGGCGGCGAAGATGGCCAGCGGTCAGGAATCCACGAGCTCTACCGACTCGCTGGCGCTATCGGAATAGATCCGGCACATTTGCGACTTTGGCAACTGCTTGAAATGGTTAAGGGAGCGAAACCAGAAGCATTTGCAAGCAAATCAGCCAGAGGCGGCAACGCGTCGCGGATACCGATTAACAAGAGCAATTTATCGATCCTGAAAAGTGTGTTTGTCGATGCTTCAAATGAACATAACCGCGACGACGACTAGTAATGTCCCGGACATCGCCAGGCATATGGCCCAAGTCGATAAGCGTTTTATGCACTGGTACGGTGGTGCTCTTCGCAAGAGCATACGTCGCAGGATCCGAACCGGTGCAAAGAGCAGCAAGCCGGGTAAGAGCCCCCGGCGATGGGCCGGCGATGGGGGGCTCAGGCTCGTACAGTACGACGTTTCCAGGAATGCACAGTCTGTGACCGTTGGCGTCATAAAATACAACGGTAAGCAAGCAGCGGCGAAGGCGGTGCCGGGCTTGCTTGAGCGAGGCGGAACGGCAACTAGGAAATTCTTCTTTCTGGTAAAATACGAAGCGGTGAGACCGCGTGTTTTACAGTGGGTACCGCGTGGTGTCGCGAAACGTCGCATATCGCTGATCTACCATCGTAAAGCGAAACCTCGACGCGTCCGATATAAGCCGCGTCCTTTCGTGCAGCCAGCATTTGAGAAAATGAACGTCGGACTTGTGGAACGGTACGCTCGGCGGATGCGAGGCGCTGGACTATGAGCGGAATAAAAGCCGGCGAAGCTTATATCCAAACCAGTTTGCGCGGTGGTGAAAAGCTGCGTAAAGATCTGAAGGCGATTACGGGGCGGCTGAAGAGCGTCGCGGCAGCGGGTGCCAAGATTGCTGCGGTAGGATTGGCGGCAGGTGCTTCAGCGTTTGCGGCGTTTTCCGTGAAGGCAGCGAGCGACCTCCAGGAGACGATGAACAAATTCAACGTTGTGTTTGGTAATAACGCAACGGCCGTCAAGAAATGGGGCGACGAATTCGCAGCACAGGTGGGGCGTAGCCAAGAGCAGATCGCGAGATTCTTAAGCAACGCTCAGGATCTACTAGTCCCTCTAGGATTTGAAGAGGGTTCGGCCACGAAGATGAGCCAAGACCTGACAGAATTATCGCTAGACTTGGCTAGCTTCAATAACATGGCAGATAGTGACGTAATGCGAGACCTACAGTCTGCATTGACCGGCAGCGGCGAGGTTATGAAAAAGTATGGCGTAATTGTCAGCGAGGCAGCTGTTAAGCAGCAATTACTAAACGACGGCCTGGATCCAAAGAACGCCACCGATGCTCAGAAAGTGATGGCTCGTTATAAGTTGATTCTCAATGGGACGACTGCGGCCCAAGGGGACGCGACGAGATCGGCCGGCAGTTTCGCGAATCAACTGAAGGCACTCGAAGGAAAAGCCGGAGACTTTGCGGCAGCGGTTGGCGAATCGATATTGCCGGTCTTATCCAGGTGGATCGACGAGGCCATGGTTTTGGCCGAAGCCCTAGGCAGCATGCAAGGCAGCATCGATAGTACTAGTCAATCAACTGATGGACTGACGCAATCAATGGAAGATGGAATGGGACCGCTGGAAGCGATGGTCCGCGTAGTGGCAGCATTGAAAACGGTGTTTCTTTCTGCACGGGCAGGATTAAATCAATTGATTATTGGCCTACTTAGGTTGGTGCAATTGAATGCTAAGATTGCGCAATTCGCACCTAGTAAAGCGATTAGGGCAATGGGACGACAGGCCGAAGAATTCGCTGATGCCATGGCCGATTCCTTGGCTGTTAGCGTTGAGGCTGATTCGCAAGCAGCACTAAAAAGCGGAGACGTGGCATTTGGCGATACACTCACGAAAGCAATCGCAAAGCAGCGAGCAGAACTAGCGAAGCGACGCGCGACGCGCAGTAATCTTGGAGCGGGCCTTGATGTTGGAACAGACGCGGTCGTAGGTCCGAAACCAGACGCTGTCCGCGAATCAGAATCTACTGATAGAATAGTTGATGCGATTGCAGACATCCCAGACGCGGCGATTCAGCTTCAGCAAGCGCAGGCAACCAGTGGGACGGTTGGAAGCTTTGCTGGTGCGGCGATCGAGCGGATAGCCAGCGTTCAGGCACAGGAGAGAGAGTTGAGCAACCGTGAAAAGGAACTAGCGATACAGCGGCAGTTGGCGGCACAGGGTAAAGATGCCAATGGTATGTTTGAGGACATGCTACAACTGCAAAGGGATCGGTTAGGTGGTGCATTCCAATGACCGCACAAGAGCGATTAGCAAGCCGCGAGACAAACAGGCGATTAGACAAAAAACACACGCATCGTAGGCACTATCTAAGTGATTCGGGCACCGAAGCTGGAGCGGTTGCCGACGTCATTGCGATTGCTCCTCCTACTGTGTTAGTAGACGGAAAAACACTTCGGATTATCGATATCCGATCGAAAGAGACTGACAATTCCAACATGAGGCTTGCGGTTGCGAGCTGGGCAACAAAGGACAGCCCAGAAAGCAAAGAGGCCGCACAACCTACAGAGACAAACGACACCGAGGATTCGTTTACGATCGGCGGCGGAACACAGCACGTCCAAGAGGCGATATCGCAACAAAAGTTCGGGGCAAACGCTGCGGACTTTGGAACGTCAATAAACGTTGAGGACGATGGAAGTGTATCTGGTGTCGACATCGTCATACCGTCAATGACGCGGACGCTTACAGGATTCCTGCCCGATAGTGTTGTCACCCCTGCCTATCAGCTCGCGTTGCGGGATGCGGTGGGAAAGACAAATAGTGATGCCTACCTCGGATATGCGGTGGGCGAATTGTTGTTGCAATCGGTACAGGGCCGCAAGCGTGGTGAAGAAGACTGGCGAATGCAGTTTGATTTTGATGTTGGCAAAAACCAAACAGGTAAAACCGTAGCTGGAATCAGCGGCGTTACTAAAAAGGCTCATGAGTATTTGTGGGTAGCGTACGAGCAAGATGAAGAAGCAACAGCCAAGCGTATGAAGCCAACGGCCACAGGCGTATATGTGGCTACGGTTTACGAAACGGTAGCCATGGGCGCAACCCTAAAAATATAGGTGGAATATGACATTACGAGCAGACGACGGCCTACGAATTCGTAGCAGTTTGACAATCGAGCCCAATACAACCATTTCCGGGCTGAGTCGCACTAGCTTAGACGTCGAATCATTGGCCAGCTTTGTGATTCCGTTGGAGCAATGGCGAGTATGGAATACCGGTGCGGTTTTGCCGAATACCTCGGCGAGCGACGACATGGGGTATTATTCCGGCACATGGGGAACGGACACAGCAGCATTGAAGACGTACGACGTGAAAACTGTCGGAGCGACTACGCTGTATGCCAGGACGACGGTAGTCCTGCCTCCTGAATACGTCACAACCAATGCGGTATCGCTGCGAATGTCGGCGGGCCATTTAACGGCGGTTGCCGATACGACGAGTACAATTGACGTTGACGCGTATCTCAGCGATGACGAAGCGATAATCAGCGGTAGTAATCTGTACAGCGGAGCCGCTCAGTCGTGCAATTCGTTGACATTTGCGAATCTAGATTACACGATCGATGCCGGTACACTGTCACCAGGAAATTCTATTGACGTTAGGCTAGCCGTCGCGGTCAACGATGGAGCTGGGGCGAGTGCGGTAATCGCTTGTATCGGTTCGACTGTTCTTAGGTGCGACATTCGCGGGTGACCAATGGACCGCAAGCAACCCGGCCAGCGGTTTAGTTTTACCGCACGCCTTTACAATGATCTTGTAGAGATCGTGAGCCAGTGGCGTCAAGGTAAATTCGGCAACCGTCGCGACAACGGCCAGCGATCGCCCGTGCTGCGAATCCGTAACGACAGCGGTGGCGACCTTGACCGTTTCGCTATCCTCGGAATCGATGGCGTCGTGTTCGCCGAGTCGGACAACTCGAACGAATTCAAGGGCAACCCGACACTAAAGGGAACAACGCCCGTTATCGCTACCCATGCTGGTAAATTCGCGGTCTTGATAGAGCCTTGCAAAAATGGCAAGTTTGCTCGATGTATGGTGTCAGGCCATGCAGTAGTCCA